ATTGATTCAAACTGCCCAACATTTAAAGGATCTGGCTCGTCTATATTAACATCTACAAATGAACTTTCCACGGGACCCTGAATAATTGTGCTGTCTCCTGAATGTTCACCAAGTAATTGCATTTCAATAGGAGCTTCAGAATCAATTGTGCTTAAATCTCTGTAAAAGTGTACTTGTGTTCCTACTTGAGCACCACTGCGAGTTCTAATGGTTGCACGCCGTCCAAGCCGACTGACTCTTAAATAACCTTGAGGTGTTTCAGCGACTGTGGGACGGCCTAATCTTACCACATCTAAAAATTGTCTATCAGGTGGCTCCTCAAAATTTTCTACATCTCTTTCAAACAATTGTGTCACTTCTTCATCAAAAGCAGGATTATCAAATTGAAATTGCACCAAACGAGAAGGCCTGCTTAAAAATAAAGGATCTGTTACTGCTACCTGTTCAGTTAATCTTCTGTTGTATAAAGCCCTTCTAAGGTTAGACAGAGATTCTACTGCACGTTGTACTGGTGTACTTGTTCGTGGTGGAGTACCTTCCTCAATTTCAAAGCTATATCTGCTAGGCCATGATTGTAGCTCAATACTTTCCTGTGCTGTATCAATGGCAGCCTGTCTAGTGCCACCAATACTTTGTCCACCTGCACCTTCAAATACTAAAACATGATCTGCCATAGAAGATTCGCCTAGCAATGGTGTAGATTCTGTAATAATTTGAAAGGATGGATTCTGGTATTGTGTCCGAGAAATTCTTGAACGCACAGGAGGGCTAGGATCTGCAACTTCTAGTACAGCTGCAGAACCGCGGCCACCTGAAACAACTGGTGTGTCTACTGGCACATTATCTGTAGGGACAGGATGCACCTCAGCAATAGTTTCTATTTCACTGGGTAAAAGGTCAACAGCTGTAGTGTCAGTTATTGTGACAATACTGGGTGCTGTAGGGTCAATTGGTGTGACTGTGTCAATTGGTATTACATCTGTTGGTCCAATCAATTCAGGAATGACCCCAGGGCGGACTATGGTGGGAGTGCCGCCCACACGTACACCAGGTCCTTCCCCCAAAGGGACATATCCTGTGGCACCGCCTGTTCCACGGCCTGTGCCAATTCCCAACCCGCCAAAAAAGACACCAGCACTGCCATATTTTAAAATTTTATCTGCTATAGTACTTTGTTCCACTTTATTAATAACATCAGGAGGGCAAGTACCAGCTTGCTTGCAGCCCCTGTAGATGTCTGTTACAGATGCACGCTTTGTTCTACGTGCACGAGCCATGGAACATTAGTTGTGTTAGTAGCAAAGCAAGTTAGTAGGTTATTAGTAGTTTATAAATCATCTAAAGATCCTAAAGACCAATCTACATTAGGTGGCAATTTCATTACTTTTAAAAACAATTCTCTTTGTGTATTTGAGCTAAAAGCTAATAGCATTCTAGCACGCCCTATTCTATCATTATTGTCGCCCCCAACCCAAGACCATGTAGTGCTAAAGTATTTCACTAAAGCACTATACTTCTTTTTAGCTCTGTAGCGATAGCACTTTAAGGTGTTAGCAGCGCCGCGCAACAAAACTACTGGGGGGTCTTTAGCCTCGTCCAGTAGCCTTTCAAGTCGGTCATGATGTCGTCGACCAACTGATCGAAGTGACTCTCCCACCTCAGCAGGCGAGACGCCACGCCTGGTAGAAGGGCCTCTGGATCTCGACCTTGATTTGGAGCGAGATTGGGACCTTGTTCTGGGCCTCCCTCCACTTCTCCCTCCCCTTGCCCTGTTGGAGGAGTGGCTCCTGGTGGAGGAGTCTCCTCCCCTCCTTCTGCGTCGGTCCCCTCCCCAGTCTGCTTCTTGCCCCCGGGAGCTGGACCTTGATCGCCTGTTGGTTTCTTCTTCTCGCTGTCTTTTTTGTTGCCGGGTGGCGGTGGATGTAGGGCTAGATTCTTTTCGTTGGTACCGTCTGCTTTCGGTTCGTGACCGTTGTGTGGTGGTTCGGGTGGGCAGGGGGGAGGCAGACCGTCGCGCGACGGTTGATGACGCCCGGGATACGGAGTGGACGGAGGTTTGGTCGGAGTCCCCTCCTCCAGTTCCCGGCGAAGTGCTAGTGACAGGAGCAAAGATAGTGTCCTTGTTAACATGCACTTCCCATTGTCCAGTTTTGCCATATCTGGCAGCATCACTTTCAAACTCAATATAATAGGTTTTTAAATTGCCTTCATAATAATAAGCACCATTATAGTCCACATGGCCTTCCACTTTGTTCCAAGTATCATCTACTCTTTGATAATAAATGAATGACCATAATGTGTATGACATTAGATTCTCTGGATCACTGTCATACATTACTTCAATATTGTATGGACCTTTCTTAAAGCAGTTCGCAGGTGGACTTCTCACTGCTTCCAAACTAGTCTGCATTAATGTCCATGACTCAGAAGCATAAGGAGACCTTTGCAGACTTTGCAAAAGGAGCATCATGCCAATTGCATCTTTTGCTTTAGCTTCACTGGTAGCTAATGGTGGTACCAACTGATACCCCAATCTCATTATGCCATTTCTCCTGGCATAATACAAAAGCACTTGCTCCTCTCTTAAATATTTCCAATGCAATATTTGAGTTTCTAGGTCATCTTGACCAGACTCATAAATGTCCATTAATTTGTCTTGCAGTGCATTGAAACGATCGCTGAGAGTTTCCATCGTCTCCCTCTTCTTCTTGATCACTGAGATCTAACTGTTTCCAAAGCCTTTCAAAAAAAGATTTCCAGCTTTGGTCAGTAAGTTGAAATTGTGGTTTATGGTCATTATCAAAAGGAAACTTATTTGGAAATGCAAAGCTCCTAAGTCTACTATGCAAATATCTATATTTTTCTTCTTTCATTATATCCATATTGGATGTTAATAATAAAGGAGGAAATTTTAATTGGCATGGAGCTTTATGTTTCATATCCAGACAAACAACATTCCCATCTAATACATTTCTAAGATATTTATCTATATAGTCCCAACATACATCTGTAACATCATCTATCAATGCAAGTTTTGTGTCTGCTACAGGTTGCAACCAAAATGTACTTTTACAATTTACAAATGATAACACTTTACCTTTCAGTACTCTTAATAAAGACATAGTAAACATAGACTTTCCTGTGTCTGGAGGTCCATGTATTAGTATACAATTTTGTTTAGGAGTATTATGCAAAAAAGCTTTAAATACATCAAGAAAGTAAATAAAATTAATTTCCTGAAACCGTAAAAATTTAACTATATGCGACCAATGACCTTCGCCTTCTACTGTTAGTAATTTTCTATGTATCCAGGTAGACATTGACATTTCTTTCATTTCACCACGTTTATAATGTCTCACCATAATAGCACATTCTCTAACAAAACGAGCTTGGCTATTATGTTGCAGAAAAGCTCTAGCATTTGCGTCTGTATCAGCCAATTTAGCATAATGGTATGCTATTTCATCTTCATTTAAATATTCATTATCATAAGCAAATTGTATCATACTAGACAAATCAAATTGAGTAGCGTCTGCAGTTTGATGATTTATCATAGTTTGTGCCATTATCCACTCTGGATATTCACCATGAGCATATACATTAGGATTCATGCTTCCTTTATACCAAAATAGTGCTGCCAATACACTTCTTAACTTTGGTGGCTCAGCTATTAATTGAATCTCTCCAATTTGCAAGAGACTCATTAGCAATCTACAAACAGTGTCTCTGCTTTTACCTACATTAAAACACAATAAATATAAAGTCATAGGTGGCATATTTTGTAGCCATATATAAGCACAATGCTGCAGAAGCAATTGTTTAGAGCTTTCTATTAGTTCATCCTTCACAGCATAAGCTGTAACTACCCAGTCTCTACAACAAGTCTTATTACTTTTATATTGTCTTGTCAATTCCATAAATCCTACACCAAATGATTCCTTAAATTTGGCCAATAATACAGCCTTTACATTGCTGCATTTAAGTAAGTCTTTAACAATACCCAAACCCTCAGCACTTTGAGCTGCCGGCGCAACTATGGACGCCGGTACCTCCGCCACCTCCAATGTCTGAGAATTATCTTCAGCTTCATTTAGAGAAAGATCTAGTCCGCTGTCTTGTTCAAATAATCTCCTTTTAGATTTATGCTGTGGCGATATACTGATAGACTGCAGTCGTGGGCTAAGCTGCAAAACCTCTTGTGAACTGAAATACTTTCGTTTTAGCAATTGTATCTGTTGCTCGCTCTCCTCGCTTTCCTGCAGGCATAACAATTCGCGGGAGTTTCCCTGAATAGTGTTTTCATCATCTATAAAATCAGAAATGTCAGTATCTGCACCTTCTTCAAATAACTTTTCCAAATCACCATCTAAACTAGCATCAGAGCACTCTGCTTCCTCTAAAAACCAATCACTACATCCTTGTTTGGCATCATTTTCTGTACCTTTATCGTTACTCATGGCGAAGCTTCTCCCGACACTCTGGACACAGCAGCTGTACTTCACCAAGCAAAATTTCTTGCTGAGTACGAATTCCAAAAACTGTTGCAAGCACAAAAAGCCGAAGTCGCGCACCACAAAGGCCACAAGCAGCAACAATCTTGTAAGGTGTATGACGTGACTCCTCCTCTGTTTCTTCTTCAGTTAACTCCTCGTAGCAATGCAGGTCAGCAGTGGGCTGAACAAGCTCTTGCAATTCCAGAACAATGTCTGGTATAGTAGCTTGTTTCCCAATCATCCTATCGACCCACAATGTCTGCACACTCCTTTCCAATTGCCTCTTACCCTATGAAATTGCTGATGCTTACAACAAACTTCTAGCTTCTCTATTAGATCTAGACGTTTTAAACAATATTGGCAACGCACAACCACTTCCCCAATTCCTTTTTGCTCTACTATTTCTATTTCACGTCCATTTACAGAATGTTCATAAAACCTTGTAAATTCATATTGCGCTGTAGCATGAGCACAACTACTACAGCATGCAAAAACAAAATCTTCCTCAGTCCAAATAAGTTGTAACCCTTTATAATCAAAACCTAATAATTCTATATATGATAAAAACCTAGTACAAAATCTACACGGTATTAATATGTCTAAAACAGGAATGCATAATGTATCTGCAAGCTGTTGTACTGTCAAAGGCTTTGGCCTGGCCATCTAACCTCTTAAATAGTATGTGATAGGTGTGAGAAATATATTTATGTAGATGTACCTAAATTGTAACGCATGCGGTTACATGTAACTATAAATCAAGATTGTTGTTAACTACAATCAGTCTTACCAATCAGAAAGTAACGCCTACGGTTAATAGATAAAAATCTTACCGTTAGCGGTGCGTCTTCCAAGAAAATGTTCTGCCAAGAGACTTGGCACTGGTTTTGGCGGTTGCCTGCGGTGCTTCCACAAAAGCTAGATCCAATCGCACCAGGTGCACTTTATAATCTGATTAACCGGGCGCGGTCTTGGCAGTAACAATCACGGTTTAGTCACGAACACGGTAAAAAACATACTTCACATACCAGATTGGTTATAAAATTTATTGACACCGATATCGGTCACGACCGTTTGCGTTTGGTACCCTTAGAGACCTTAACAGATGTCCTTACAGAGCGAGGTCGACTTTGTAAACCAGCCTGAAATAAAAATTTTCTACCAAGAGGATACTGATCTAAATCTAATGATAGTTTTTCAGTTAAATCTACGTGCCAAAAAGAATATTTAGCAAATGGATCTTCTTTTTCCTTAGGAACCACAGCATCTGGACATTTTGTAGCTTTTGAGTTTATATACCTATAAGTATCATGTACTGAATTATCTGGTGTAGGAACAAATCCTAACTGCCACTCTTCTAAGATACCTGAGTTCATTGCATTAATTTGTGTTAAAACCTCTGCTTTTAAGGGTACCTTACATAATTGCAGTATTAAAGAAAGTTGATATTCCTCTACATGTCTAAGAAATTCTCTTATATTTTGTGAATTGTATTCAGTTGCTCCAGCTTCTGTAGTAACACTAATTGAAAAATTAGTATTACGAGTATTATCAGCAACAGTTATAAACATTTGATTTCCCCACAATATGCCATTATTATGGCCTTGTGCTCTTTGTAACCAAAATGGTCTATTAAATAACTGAGCATCTGAAGTAACTAGAGAACCACTTACTGTTGGAAAATATGTAGAGTTTGCTAGTGTGCGTTGTTGTTGATCTTGCTTTGCTGGCAAGAAATAGTTATGATTTTGATTCACTGCACCATCAGGTATTGCATCCCCTACAGCACCCCCTCTAACAAAGTAATGCCTAGCATAACACTGTTCTCGTCTAGCAAAGAAAAAGCAGGCATCTCCATAAACATCATTTGCCATAGTTAAAAAATCAGGATATTTGCAAATTTCATTAACTATATCTAAACTAACATCTGACCTATTAAATGATAGCACTTTATTATTGATGTTTCCAAAGCCTATGTCAAACATATCTCCATCTTCTATTACTGAGTTTTTTAATTCTAATGGAGGACATAAACCTAACTGATTACCTGCTTCTGATTCACAAACAGGAGCTTTGTCCCAATGCTCTCCCATACAGGGCACACAACCAATAACAAACATTTGGACCTGTTTAGGATCAAATGAAGTATTCTGCCTGTCATCAGTAGAGCCTGCTTGATAATTGCTAGAATTTTCAGTATCTCTAACTTTATTAAATAAGGGATGACCACTGGTACCTACCCCTAAAGGTTGCCCACGGCCTATTTCAACACCCCTACAGGCCCACACTAAACGTTCTTTATCTGGATTATATACAGACATGTCTGCTAATGCAAACCTATTAGGATCAGGCAATTGCACCCGGAATGCTCTGTATTGATTTCCTGATACCTTAGGGACTTCTATTTTTGCGCCATCTCCTGATCTAACATCATAATAAGGGTGTCCCACTATTAACAAGCGATCACTGCTTGCATGATAAAACACATTTGTTCGCTCCACATATTCATCGGTGCTTTGGACACGTGCTACCGGTGGCGATGGTGGCAAGTATACTTTACCCGAAGCAGGAAGCCACAAGGTCATCTGTAAAACAATTACAAATATTTGCGTTTGCGTCTTCGTTTTCGTGTTTGTAAACTGGGATGTAAATAATAATCACCACTAGTGTCACTGATGTGTATGACCACAGTTGGAGTGTCAGGTAGTGGGAGTATAATTTCAGTGTTGTCTCTAGATTCTGGGTAAGCAACAGTATGGCCTTGAATATCTTGTATATAAAAACCTGTATCTCTTGGAGTTTCAAATCGCGGTACAGTCACTGAAGTTGTGCTGCGTCTAGGATTTCCAAATACCAATTGTGAACCACTAAAATCATCTACATGGTCATCTAGTAAAAAATCAGCAGAATTATAATCTGGTTCTTCTATTTCCATTGATTCAAACTGCCCAACATTTAAAGGATCTGGCTCGTCTATATTAACATCTACAAA